GATATATATGAGGTATCTTTGGATAATCATGCACCATTTTTCCAAAGATGCTCTTAAATCCGTGTAGTGTAACACATCTAAGGTAATCTGGAGATGTAGAAGATGATAGATATAATATTTTTTTAACATCGGGATGTTTTACAGTATTTAAAATGTAGTTTGCAATCTTATCAGTAGTTAAATTCTCTCTAGTATATTCTAACAGAAGCTTTATTAAATCATTGCATACATTTATATCAATCTCGCTTAATTCTTTATTACGATATTTTTCATATAGTGTGTTACCATACTGAATTAATGTCTTAGGTAAAAAAAACATTGTATTTTCAGGACACTTTTCAATGTCTGGAAAATATGGTATTGCTCCGCATGCTAATATCTCATAATGACGCATACAGTCCCATCCTCCCTTTTTAGTAGTTGTAGCAAAAACAGATGTCTTATATTCATTATAATACTCTGATTCAGTGTTATATATATATGTTTCCATCTTTCCTGGAATCAAACTTGATATTAATTTACTTTTAGATGGGATATCATTTACAATCTTAGAAGACGGTATTGAAAATGTTATTGGATATACCGACATTATATAATATTGTAAGATGATATTTAAACTATTAATAAACTAGAAAGAACTGAATTCATAACCCGATTTGCTTCTGTTTTTGACAGACTACGCGGACCAGTTGTATTACTAGGGAAGACATGAGAGTTCATTCGTTCAATAATTTCTAAGACTCTATCTCTATATTTTTCGTCTAGCTTCCATAAATGATGAGATTGTAAACTCTGACCATCGGGCAATGAACACTTACCTGCATTAGAACCTACTCGTCTGAATACAAGGTCTGGATTACATCTGACATATGAGAACCCAATTTCTTTAATTACTGTTTCTGGTATTCTCTGTGTATCTTCTTTTATCCAGATCTGAAACACGCATGGAACATCATACTCGTTTCCGTTTAAGATGAATGCATTTTTTTGAACTTCAACGCTAGATTTACAGTGAAAATTCGCACTAAACACTCTGTTCATGCTTGGTTTCAGAAAAGAACGCGGAAGAATAAAGGCAATAACATCTGCGAATTCACAGCCTTTTTTGATGAACTTCTTTGCTAGTGATGCCTGACGTCCAAAGGGTGGATTCCCGAATAGAATACATCTTCGTTCTGGAGGTGTCCAAGCTAAGAAATCTGCTAGTTGTATATCTTCTGATTTTGGCTCAATATCTAAGCCAATCTTTTCAAAGTTAACACAGTTCAGAAATGATCCAGAGCCCGCAGATGGCTCAATCCATAAATAATCAGAACCAGTAATATGTTCAAGAATATGTTCTATACAAACCCGCGCTATTTCGGGTTTTGTATAAAATTGGTCTATGACATTTCGTAATTTTCCGGTAGCCTGCATTTAGTAATTATTAGTATTTGTAGTTCTAATCCATTTTGAATCTGTCTTAATAACAATGGACAAAAACAGTCTTTGGAGCGACCTAGAAGCTGGACCATCAAATGTAAGCGACAGTGTGATGGGTCCTGACTATAGCTACGCAGAAAACATCCAAGGACCCTCTTCTATGGGCGTTGGTTCAGATGGAACCTTTTCACAGGTTGGCAGAAACACTGGTGCTGTCATCAACTATGTCAAGTATATGGTCTCTGGCCCTGCGCTGGGAAATCAATACTTTGTAAACACAGGTGGTGTATGTATAGCGCCTGACAAGTCTACTCAGCCAAGATACAACTACATCAATAATCTTTCAAGCGGAACTGCGACTGTCCCTCTTTCAATGAGACAGGACCTTAGTAGCATATCATCCGATTTCAATGGCCTTCTTCCAGGTATGTTGGAAGATATCGAAGGATTAAATCCTGTCAGCTTATTTTCTGCTCTTGCCGCAAGTTCAACTCCAACTTGTGAATGTTATACCTGTCCAACGTCAGGTGGTAATAAATCTTATTTCTTAAACACAACCCTATCCCCAGACTACGATCCAGCTGTGTGCACAAAGACAGACGTGTCAGCCTGCACTAAATCAACAGAAGGGTTTACAGAGTCGGGTTCAGCTCTTGTTCCGATTGTGGCTGCTGGTCTTCTTGCTCTTTTGAATCTATTTTAAGAGGAATCATTTAGGAAAGGAAATGACAGATAGCATGTTTCGTATCAAAAAGAGTAGGGAACAGAAACAGGAATCGATTGGTGGAACGCTGGACTCTGTTCACCAATCTGTTGTAGCATCTCTACGAGAGTCTCATGCAAACCAAGACTCTCTGAAGGAACAGATTGTTCTTCTAGAAGGAGAAATTAACGCTCTAGAATCTAGCACATCGATGGAGGATATCATGAAGCTTGCCCAGAAGCACGATAGGTTACGAACTCTTCAGTCCGAGTTAAAATCCGACGACCAGTTAGTTCAGTATTTTTCTAAGAATGCAGATTTGATGTTACAGTATTATGGACAGGCCGAAAGTGCGTCGATTCCTGCTCGACATGTGGACAACAATACCTTCATGAAGTATTTATCTCCGGTAGTTCAGATTGAAACAGGTCCGTCTAGAAAGAAGATGTTTGATGAGTATATTTCTAGAATGAAGATGGGGTCTGGAGTGGAACCTGAAGAGAATACAGAAACAGAACATTGTTCTCGCTGTAATGTTGCGCGTGAGGAAGTTGCTGCTGAAGGGATTTTAGTTTGTCCAAGCTGTGGCTCAGAAGAATATATGATGGTTGTTTCTGACTTTCCTTCATTTAGAGATCCGCCAAAGGAACGGAACAATTATGCTTATAAGAAGATTAACCACTTGAATGAGATTTTGAATCAGTTTCAGGCAAAGGAGTCTACAATTATTCCGGAAGAGGTTACCAATGAGGTTGTATGCGAGATTAAGAAGCGGCGCATACAAAATATTGCTGATTTGACAGAGAAGGATATTCGTGAGATTCTGAAGAAATTGAATAGAAGTAAATACTACGAACATGCCGCCCACATCGTATCACGACTTAACGGAAATCCACCTCCAACAATTACCCCCGCGATTGAAGAAAAGATCCGGGCTATGTTCCAAGATATTCAAGCTCCCTTCTTACTCTATTGCCCAAACGACAGAACTAACTTCCTCTCCTACTCCTACATCCTCTACAAGTTTTTCGAACTTCTGGAACTGGATGAGTACAAGGTTTACTTCCCCTTGCTCAAGTCGCGCGACCGGCTAATTAGTCACGATCAAATCTGGAAAAAAATCTGCGACTATCTCCGTTGGGAATTTATCGTCAGTGTTTAACTCCAATCAATAATAAGATACGTCTTCAGTGGGTCGATGATAATGTCACATCCAACAAAGGTTTCCTTCAGTTTTTCAATAAACTGATGAAGATATTTGTCCGGGTTATTATGTCCTGAAATCATCCGAATATTATCTAGTTGCCTCCACACAAACTTCTTCTCTCTCAAGTTTGATGGCATACTTTGCTTAAACTCTCTACAAAGCTGGTCTAATATTTGGGTAAGTCTTTTCTGAATTTCCTCTTCTATTATATCTGCTTGTGCTTTGGCATAATCAAATGCCTGCAGGCTTTCACGAGTAATCGGAAACTTCATCTTTTTCAATTCTGAATAAAAACTGGATTTATTCCGTTTTTAAAATGGATACACAATAATACTATAACACTTCTAGAAACATGACAACGATCGCTGAGCTAGTTGATAGACTTCTCCCAGTGATTGGAACTACATATGCTCTACCTATAACGAAGAATAAAGGTCTTCCTGGACTATATTTGGAAACTCTTCTAGGTATTCCACATACACAAAATTGTCTGGATTGTTCTGATGGAGAACTGAAGGTTGTTCCTCTAAAGAAAACTAAGAAAGGACTTGTTCAAAAGGAAACCATTGCAGTGACCATGATAGATTCTGAACTAAAAACACAAGCCTTTTCTGAATCAAGATGTTCTAAAAAGCTCAATAATCTCTTGGTAGTTCCCTATCTTCGCACAGGTGATACAATTGAATACATGAAACCATACCTCGTGAATAAAGAAGCCTATCCTGAGCTATACAAATCTTTGGAAGCAGATTATTCCGAAATCCAAAGGCTGTTTAATGAAACTGGAATTCTTCAATCAAAAAATGGTAAGATTCTTCAGACAAGAACCAAGGGAGCAGGACATGGTTCAAAGACAAGGGCATTCTATTTAAGAACATGTTTCTTAAGTCAGTTATTGTAGATATACGAAAACTATTCGTATATATACGACCCATTTAAATGCAGTATGTGTATATATACCAAGATGAGCAGCGGTACTGAGTTTCAGTATCTTTTTGATAGGATCAACAATCCTAATATGAAGGAGCATATGACTGAGCTAAAACTACGATGGGCAGGGCAGCGTGATGCGTCCTGGAGTGATCAGCAGAAAGTAGCTATGCTGGATACTATTCTACGCGGTTGGTCATGTTCTCCTATTTATGTCTTAAAGAAAGAAACTGATGGAGTAATCATTGATTGTGTTTTTGATGGCGCACATAAACTCGAAGCGCCACACGAATTTATGAATGGAGGATATGCTATTAAAAAGTTTAATGAGGGATGGGAAACAAGTCCACTAAAAGAGTTTGAAGGGAAGAAGTTCAAGGAGCTACCTTCTATTGTTCGTGATAAAATTAAGAATTATAAGTTTTCTATTAACTATATTCCAGATGATGTATCAGACGATCCAGAAGCACTTTCAGTTCTATGGCAGCGCCTAAATAATGCTGGAACACCTCTTAATGGTTATGAACTTAAAATTCCAGTATTTGGTCTTCTTCATGATATTCTTGAAGAGGAGTCTAAGGAATGGTATAATTCTGCAATTTATACAAAAAGCGAAAGTAAGCGTGGTAGTTGTGAGGAACGCTTATATCAGCTTCTCGCTCTTTCAGAAGCCGATAATCTACAGTCATTTAGTTCTCTTCCAGGTCTTGCAGACAAGTGGCGTTCAAGTCACGGAAAACAAACTCAAGAAATTTCTAAGAAAATTAACGAGAATAAGGAAGAATATAAGGGTAGGCTAAATAAGATGAGACGTATGCTTACCAGTCTAGAAGAGCACCATGCGTTTGAAGTAGATGGAAAAGAAATTGAAGACATGAAGGACCATCGTGTGCCTCTTCTACTTTTTATTGGACGTCTCGGGTTCTGGTTTAAGAAAATTAGTCAGTTTAATGTCCATGTAGCTGCTATTGCAAGCACACTAAATACAGATTTTTTTTCAAAAAAGTCAGATGAAACTGTTAAGCTGATGGAATGTGCTTCACGAAATGCCAAGTTTCAATATGCCGTAATCAATTATATTGACGATTATATTCGCTCACTAACTAAGGAAAAGCGTCGGTTTTTTAATCCTAAAGAACGCAAGATTACCCTGGAAAAACAGGCAGGAAAATGTGCTGGATGTAATCTCAAACTAAAAATTTCTGACGCAGAAGCTGATCATATTGTTCCTTTTTTAAATGGCGGAGAAACTACACTTAATAATTGTCAAATGCTACACAAGCATTGCCACCGTAATAAGAACCTCGTTGGCTCTTGATTCGGGCTTTGTAGAATTAATTGCACGACGACATGAAATGATTTTTGTTTTAAATGGCTCTGGAAAGGCATTCCTTACCAAAGGAACATCAGCATTGCTCATCAGAAAGTTTGGCAGTTCGCGAGTCATTCTGAATAGGGTTTGGTGATTCTCTAGGGTAAATCCAGATGCATTGTATCCAACAAAGGATTTATCATTCTCTGGTGCATACGGTGGGTCCAGATATACAAAGTCTCCTTCTTCGATAGCTAAACTTTCAAATCCCTCACAAGTAAAGACAACATCCTTGATAAGCGCAGAAACAGCTCGGATATGGTCTGGCTCAAGAATCATAGGGTTCTTGTAATTACCATATGGAACATTGAACCCATGTGGACCTTCCCGATAAACACCTCTGAAACAAGTCTTATTCATGAAGAGAAGCATTGCTGAAGCTTGAACAGTAGTTTTGGGATTCATACTGTTAAAGGTAGACCGAATCCAGTAATAGTATGACTCGCGGGATGTTGCTGCTTCAAGTGTAGGTGGTTTACGATTGACTTCATGTCCACTGCGAGCATAAAATTGGTCTGAAAGAATCTTTACATTGTCAATAATCTCTTCTGGATTTGACTGGATATTTTTATAGAGTGCAATAAGATTTGAGTTTAGATCGCTGGCATATACTGTCCCATTCACTGTGATAGTTGGGTCGGAAAGTAGCGCTAGCAAAACACTTCCACCACCTAGAAAGGGTTCGCGATAGTTATTCATTTCCTTTGGGAAAAGAGCCATAACATCATTAATGATTTGTGTTTTTCCACCAACCCATTTTAGAAAGGGTTTCATATCTTATGACTTTGAAAGTAAAAACTAGGGTTATTCCGTTTTCAACCGTGAATGTTACACTTGATTTCTGTATCTTCTGGTAAGCAGAAGAGTTCTACATAATTAGTATCACATACTGGCCACATAGATTCTAGCTCGTCTATTGCGATGAGTGTATATTTCCTGAGGTCATCGCGGGCTTCATCAGTTCCAACGGATTCGAGATGCCTTCGCTTCTCAAATAAGGTTGTTCGAAGAAGACGGACATTGTCCAAATTCTCGCAGCATGTAATGAGCACCTTCTCGTATTTTTCATACTGGATGAGTGCAAGTTTATCCTTAGCTGCTTGGCGAACTGGAACTAGAAGTTCTTCTAGAAGAGCACGCTGTTGCTTAAGCTCTTCTAGAATCTTGGATAGCGCCATTTGTTTTTAGACATAAAAATACAGATTATTCCGTTTTACAAGTCGACAGTGCGGGTTGTGTAGATCTTTCGAAGAGTGAGCTCGACAAAGGCTGCATATGCTATGTACTTGTGACGATTAATACTATCCCTGTAGTAGCGCATTTTATTTCGTCTTATATCTGAATTTATACCAAGATCTAAAAGTTTGCGATAAGATTCTTCAAAGAAGGCACGTCTTTCTCTGCTTTCTTTAAGCATTCTCTTGAGTGTTAGTGTGCACTCTAGATAAGGCTTCCACATTTACAGTAAATATAAAAAGAACGTTTAAGTTCATGCGTAGTGAGCTGCGTAGAGCGGCTCGAGCTTGGCTTCCATTTCGGTTTGCCATTCCTTAATCAACTCGTCGTTGCCGTCGAGGCACGAGGGCCAGATTGTGGAAAGCTTGCGCCAGCCCATGAGAATGTCTGCGTCCTCCTTCTTGTTGTTCATGAGGACGCGCCAGACAGGCTCTTCGTCCTCCCTTACCTTGTATTTTGCTGCGACAATGGTCTTGAACTCTGTGTGAGAACCGTTGTTCTCGATGAAGTACTTGCACGGACCCCAGCCGGGGTCGAGCAGGCCAGAGCTCCGCGTGACCGTGAACGTTTCGTTCGCAAAGTCGGGAAGGCTGGAGATGTCGATGCCGTGGTTGTATGGGACGCTAACGACTTGGCCCATTGTGCCGGTGAATCATGATAAAAATAGGAAGCGTAGTTTCCGTTTTTAAAGCTGCTGAATGTCTCCCGGATAGTGAGTTGTTACAAAGTAGTATTCTCCCTCGTTTGCTAGTTCATTCAAGATTCCGACAAGGTCGTAGGCTTTGTCGGCGTTATCAAATGTTTCCAACACGACAGCATTAGCTCCGTGGTATTGCCCCACAACATAGTAGTAGTAGAGCGCCATTTTTCATTAAAAAAATAGAAGGTTTATTTTCCATTTTTACCAGCGATACGTTTTGAGCGGATCGCAGGGAATTTTGGTTGGGAGATGGCTCCACCCGTAGCTTTCGCGAGCGCTGTCAATAGCTAGCCACGCGTCTCCGATGGGCAAGTCTAGAAACTCGGGAACTGACATCTTTGCCTTCTTTGCCAGAAGCTCGAGAGCCTGCTGGTGAGTCATTCGCTTGATGTGGTGTCCGAGCCCTAGCTTCTTAGCAGTGAGCTTTGCGCGCGGCGAGGGCCAGCGGGGGTGGTTGTAGTCCATCTCGTGTGTTGACTTAAGAAATAAAAATGAACAAATCCATTTTTACTTGATCGAGCCCCAAAGCTTGAGGCGCGTGAGCACGCCCTTAGTGAGCTCGTGATCGTTCTCAAGATTGCTCTTGGAGAAGATACCCAGCACACTTTCGGTCGTAAGCTTCATGACTTGGTCGCACCTATCGACTTGAAGAGAAATCTGGCCGATCGTAGCTTCTTTCCAGAAGTCTGACAGAGTCGGCCAGTCCTTCTTGAGCTTAGGCAAGTCCTCTGCGAGGGACGCAATCCAGTTCATGATGTGTTACCCTTCTATATTTTAGGTTAGAAGTTTCCGTTTTCAGTTAAAAATCATTTAGATTTTAGTAGGGAATCCACTTAGGGAGCCCCATGGCCTGCTCTGCCTTGCTGGTTCGGATACAGCCAGTCATTCGAATTTTGGTTTCGAGTGCGGTCTTTTTTCCGTGACAGGTGATGCAAAGTGCCTGAAGGTTGTTTGGGTGATTCGTTCCTCCTTGCGAACGGGGAATGATATGGTCAACGTGAAACTCAGAACGTTTCAAGTACCTATCACAGCGAAGACCCGCACAATGCTTGTTTTGCTTGATGCGAATCACGAGTCGCTCGCGAGTGTTGAGGAGCCGAACCATCTTCTTCGTTGACATTTGTCGTCGAAGAAGCTGTGAATTATTACCAATTTACATTGTCACAAATCCATTTTACATTCCATGAATATCACCCTTAGACTTGCAATCCATACCGTTTCTAGCTCTGTCCATTCCTCTAGGACAGTCTGGAATGGGACGACTGTCTGGATAACTAAAATACTCAAATCTGTCTACAACAGTTGTAAGTATATGGTGGAGAAAGGCAAAAACTACCGCAAGAACAAGGCAGTCAACCTTGTGCTTGTCGCCGAAATATGATACAAGACAGAAAAGACCGACATTAATTAGAAACAACCTTAGCATTTACTTATACAGAAGAATTACTTGCGAAGTTGAGGACCGATATACTTGTGAGCTAGGACGTGAAGAAGGACGAAGACAAGTGACTTAACTACAGTTGAAGGGATGGGTCCGAGCGAGGGAACCGTAATAACGAAGGCGACAACATAGAACGTCAGCGCCGTTAGCACAAAGTAACCCCAGTGCATTTATACTATTTAGAGAAATTTCTTAAGCTGGCCTCCAAGAAAATGGTGAACGAGCGCGAACACAAGTGAATGGACAACAACCTGTGTGGTGAATCCGCTTCCAGGAGGAAGGGATACTAGCATCCCGGGGACGAGGGCGACGAAGAGGACGGCATTAAAG